CTGGGCGATCAGTCGCAGCCCATGTACGCCGATCTGGATGACCTGATAGGACTCCCAGGCGTCGTCGACCCTGCGCCGCCGCGGGATGCTCCAGATCTGCTTGGCGAACGGGTCCAGCCGCGTCCGTCGGCACACCGTGGCGAACAGCTCGAGCTCCGCGTCCGAGGCGCCTGGCGCAATTTGCTGCTTGATCACCTCGAGCCGCTCGCGGCCCCAGAGCTGCTCGGCGAGCCCCTGCTCCTCGTGCTTTTCAATCGCCTGCGTCATAGTCCTCCTCTCACCTCAACCCCAATTGCCGGCTGCACGCCGGCCACGCGGCGGCCCAGCCCTGCCCGGCGAGCACGCGCTGCGCGACGGCGATCTGCTGCGCACGCGACGCCTGCGCCGGCGAGCCCGTGCCGCCATACGCCCGCCACGTAGACAACTGAAATTGCAAGCCGCCGGCGAAGCCATTGCCGGTGCTTGCATTCCAGCGGCCGCTGGACTCGCAGCTCGCGAGGCGGTCCCACACGCTGCTGACCGGCGGCGGGGGCGCTGGCCCGGAGAGCGCAATCGGCGGCAATTCGCCCGTGGACCTGAGGTAGGTGTACGGGTCGACGCCGACAGAATTCACCGCGCCCTGCAGCTCGACCGGGTCCACGTGGGCCACCACGGCGGCCTCCTGCACTTCGGCCTGGACGTCATCGGCATGCAGGCCGGCCGCGGCGCCGAGCACCGTGCCCACCACCAGGCCGAACACCGCACCGGCCACGAAGCGCGCCACTACTTCAGGCTCCGGATGACGAACAGGCAGATGAGCGCCACCAACGCGGCAAAGATGATGTAGATGCGCGTCGCGTCGTCGCTCAGCGTCATGCCGCTTCCGCGCGTCCTTTGAGGCAGTCGTGTCGGCGCACCGGTGTGAGTTGGTCATGCTCGTGGCAGAAACACCCGCGGCATAAGGGGCAGTACGTCGCCACGGGTTCATTGCAGCCAAACTGCTGGCAGAGCTCCGGCACGGTGTCCTTGAGCCAGTAGTCGAGGATTTTCTCGTCGATGCTCATTAGTACGGCAGGTCCTCCAGGTCCTCAGCCGCTGGCTCCGCTTCGCCATCCGGCTTGGGGTCTTTCGCGTGCAGCTCGCGCATCGCCGAGAAGCTGACCGTCGACGACAGCGAGCCCGCCAGTTGCGTCAGCACCAGGTGCCGCAGCAGCAACGCCGCGGCCTCCAGCGCTTCGCCCGGGCCGCCGTCCTCCTCAGGCGTCCACGTCCAGGTCATCGAGTAGCCCTCGCTGCCGTAGTTGCCGTCGCTGAATTTGCGCTCGTACTGCACGGTCAACTCGTCGCTCACGCCGCGACCCTCCTCGACAGTCTGGTCCTGGCGCTCTCCCAGTCGCGGGGGCGCCAGCAGTAGTACTCCACGCCCGGGCAGCGCAGCAGGCCCGCCTGCCACAGCCGCTGCTCGAGCCTGAGCTGGCCAACGTCGGTCTTCAGCTCCACGAACAGCACCCGCGGCGGCCGCACCAGCACCAGATCGGGGAAGCCGGCCGTCGAGCGGCCCGAAAAATACGTGTGGTAGATCAGCGTCCAGCCCTGCAGCTCGGCGTACTCGATCACGCGCCGCTGGTAGCTCTGCTCGCTCTCGACAGCGACGACGCGCCGTACCTGCGCCGCGCGCGGCCGCGGCCTGGCGTAGGCGCCCTGCTTCCAGCGGTTGAAGTCGTTCTCCAGCGGCACGGCCTGCGCGCGCGCTTGCGCCCGCCGTGCGCCGAGCGGCGTGCTGTTGAGCCCCTGCAGCCAGCGGATCACCGGCCATCCCGCTGAATCCTGAACCACCTGGCGCAGGCCAGGCACAAGCACGCGCTCGCCAGCAGCCACACACCGAGCAGCCACGCCCAGGCTGGAAGCCACGCGAACATCACGACGTCGGCACCTCGGCGTGCCAGTACACCGACTGCGCCTCGGCCTCGGCCTCGGCGTCGACTTCCGCGTCGTGCAGCCGTCGCTCGATCGTCTCCAGGCGGCCGACGACCTCGCTCAGCATCAGCCCCAGGTCCGCGTTGGCACGCAGCGTGCGCCAGCTGCTCTCGACCCACGCGGCCCCCCACGCCGCGCGCGGGTCGTCAGCTGACTGTGGGTGCGACGCGCGCCAGGCAAAGTAGCGACGCTCGGCGTAGCCGTCGTCCCGGTTCGGCAGGCTCACGCGACCTCGGCGACGGGCTCAACGATGGGCTCGAGTTTCGCGAATTCTTCCTGAACTTTGAGGTGCAGCAGCCAGCTCCCCTGGTCGCGCACCGAGCGATGATCTCGAAAGGCGAGCTCCCGCAACGGGGTGATGTCCTCGTCGCGCACCTCGAACTGCAGCCGGTGCATACGCACCATGCTGCACCACGGTCAACGGCAAAAGATGGACAAACGCGTACAAACGCTATTTGTCACGCACACTCGCTGCCGGCCACGTCGAGGGCGGCCAATCCTGCGGATAGCGCAGGCCCAGAAACGCCATGATGTGCGCCTGCGTCCTGGGATGCGGGGCGCCTGCATGCACTTGCAGCCCGGCCGGGGTAACCGCTTCGCCCAGCGCACGCACGGCGTCCTCCCATTCGACGAAGCGTCGCCGAGCACTCGCATACTCCCGGAACGCCTTGTCCTGCGGTCGATAGCCATCTCGCGCGCGGGTGTGGGGTGGCGGCGCGTGCGGGGTCTGGTGCCTGTGGTGGCCTCGGGCCTGCTCGCGTTCGAGCTTCAGACGCTCGCGTTCGACCTTGATCTGCAGCCGCTCGCGCTCGAGCTCTATCAACTCCGGAAACAGACCAGCCTGCCGTAGCCAGGGGAGCACCGTTCCATCGTCAGGCATGCCGGCACGCTCCGGCATGACAAACGCGGACACATTCGAAATCTGTCCAGTTGCCGGCAACGAAATCACGGTCCACCTGCGGCGAGCCCCCATGCAACCCAGAGTATAGAACACGCGTTCTAGCGCATGAGGCTCGCGGTGGCCCGGCGGTGCGGCGTCGGACTAGCGCAGCTGCCACCCTGCCCTAGGCCCTGTAACGAGTCTAAAGACAGCGTAAACGAGCTGTAAGCACCTCGTGTATTGGCCATTCGGCTAATTGTCGAAACCAACTCACCGTGATACGCTGGCAACCCGTCCTCAACACCCAGGCGTCATTGTGCAGCCTACGTCGCGCTTACGACCATCATGTGTGTTGAAGTTGTCGCGTCTGCGAGATCGACGCCTTGATGAGGGCCTGACCCAGGAGCAGCTCGAAGAGAAGTCTGGCGTCTCCCGCACCTCAATCATCAAGATCGAGGCGGGCCGCGACACCTGGCCGTCGACCGCCAGCAAGCTCGCCAAAGCCTTGCGTCTGAGGGTCGCCGACCTGCGCTGAGACGCAGTCGCAGGGACAAACCGGATTTGTCCGCGTTTGTCCATCATGCACCGACTGTGACGCCGCACACTGGAGGGCGTGACCGATCCCGTCCCGCCGCGCGTGCTCCGCGACGTCGAGCGCATCCTGGACGGCGTGGCGAAGCGCCTATTCCTCGAACGGCTCGATCGCGACCCGCTGGTCAAGCCGGCCGCGACCGGGGCTGACCGTGATGCGCTTGATGACCACGCGCAGGATGGCGCGCCGCTCGGCGAGGGTCATGTCATCCCAGTCCGTCAGCGACGCCAGCGCCGGCGTCCCGAACGCAGCGCGTAACTCCTCGAGCCGCTCGCGCGCCGCGTCGTAGTCGGCCTGCATGTCGCGCAGTTTGGCCTGTACAGCAGACACGTCGCCCAGCCCGTCGAAGGCTTGCACGGCGGCCTCGAAGCGGCGGCCTTTGTCACTCGCCTCACCTTCAGCGTCGATCAGGCGCTCGTCGCTCGACCAGCGCCCCCGCGCGTCACCCAGGCGCTGCTTGACGTACGCCACGACATGAGCGTCAAGGTTGACGGCGCCGATGTACGGGCGGCGTGTGCAGTCTGGGCTAACGATGGCCGCGCAGCGGTAGTCGTAGTAGCGCTTCCGCGGCGCGTCGGGTCGGTTGCGCAGGTTCTCACCGCCGGTGACCATCTTCGCGCCGCACGTGCCGCAGATCAGCAAGCCCTGGCGCGCCAGCAGGTTCGGCGATTCGGGCCGCGGCCCGCGCGGATCGCCCCGCATGTGCGCCACGCTGCGGAACTGGCGCCCGTCGATGATTGCCTCGTGCGAGCGCGGGTTGCTGAGTTTTCCGTAGTGCAGCTCGCCCAGGTAGAAGCGGTTGTAGAACATCTTGTGGACCGAGCGGAACGACCGCGGGTAACCACGCTGCCGCAGGAACGCCACGATGTCCTGGAGCGACGCGCCAGCCTCACGCAGCGCGAACGCCTCACGCGCGACCTCAGCGGCTGGCGGATCGACGTGGATCTTGCGGTCCTCGCCGCGGACGTAGCCGAGCGGCAGGATGGCCCACGGTGGGATGCCGCGCGCGACTGCGTTCGCCTTGGCGTCGCGCGTCTTCTCGGCCGTCAGCCGAGCGTGATACTCGGCCACCATACCGAGCATCGTAGCCGTCAGCCAGCGCGACGCAGTGTCGGTGCGCACCTCACCCGCGTCGACGGCCAGCACCCGGCCGCCAGCCTCCTCGACGCGCCGCAGCACCTCCTCCTGCACGGTGAGCTTGCGAAACAGGCGGTCGAAGTAACACGCCACGACGACCTCGACGTCGCCCCGCTCAATCAGATCGACTGCCGTCTTGAGACCTGGTCGCCGCTCGAGCGGGCGCCGGTACGCGGAGATGTCGAGCTCCTCGAACACGTCGACCAGTCGCAAGGACTCGGTCTCGCACACGCGCTCGATGGCGCGGCGCTGGTCCCGCGGCGAGACAAACCGCTCGCCCTCCCGATCGCCGACTTCTGAGACGCGGATGATACCCACGGCCCGCTTGAGGAACAGCGGGCGTACCCTAGCCTGCGTCATGTCGCCCTCCTGCGCCAGACGACTGTTGTACTCGTCGAACACGTCGGCCGCAGTAAACGAGAACCATTCGGCGGCCGTCTCGTGCTCGTGAGCCATGCACGCCCATTATCTATTTGTTGGGCGGACGTGGAGACGTAGTGACAATAAATAGCTAAGCGCATCTACGAGCCGATGGTAATCGCCGTGGGCGCGACGCCAAGCGCGCGCGCGACGGCGCGGATGGTGGTCGGCCGGGTGCGGCGGGCGTCGGTCTCGAGGCGCAGGATGGCGTGGCGCGAGACGCCGGCCTGGTCGGCGAGCTCCTGCTGGGTGAGCGCGTGGGCCAGGCGCAGGGCGCGCGCGCGCCGACTGACAGGATCGTGTATGTATTGCATGCGTCCATTATATGTTGTGCGTATGTAGCGCCTGGACTATAATGAGCGCGTGACACGAAAAGAGCAGGCCAGCGTTAGGACCGCCGACCTGCTCAAGGTCAACACCTGGTTCTGGCAGGTATCAACCATGAGCACTCTACTCGTCTCCGAAACCGACCCGCGCGGCTCCAAGGCCGTCGCCATCGCCGCCGACGCCGGCCAGTGGGCCAAGTGCACCACGCGCGACGGCAGCCACAAGTACTACGGCATCCGCTCCTCAGACGGCGGCCACTACTACCTCGTCACGCGCAGCAGCTGCACCTGCTACGACGGCCAGCGCCGCACCTGCAAGCATCAGCTCGCGGTGCAACTCCACTGCGCGCTCGTTGAGGAGCAGCGCAACGCCGCGAAGTACGAGGACATCTTCGCCCGCTTCGAGGAGGACTGAGGCATGGTCCCGCTCGAGCTCACCAGCGCCGGCCGCGAGTACTTCGCCTGGAAACACCACCACCCGCACGAGTCGGAAGACCCGTCCGCCGTCTGGGGCGCCGCCTGGCGCGCCGGCGGACGAGCGGCGCTACGCGACAGCGCCCGCCTGGTCGATCTGGCGCCGCTGCTGCGCGAGGTGCTGTGCCTGCTCGAGGACGGCCACATCGAAGACGTGCTGCGGCGCACCGACATTCGGCCGCGGCCACAGTACGACGAAGTGGAGGTGGCATTCTGATGTCCACTGACCGTCGAATGAACCCGTGGCACGGTGCCGCACTGTGCGTCGCGTCATACGTGGTCATGGTCCTGCTGGTCCTAGCGACCCACCAGAACATCTGGATCGCCGCGTGGTTCATTGCGCAACTGCTGATCATGGGGCGCACGCGGCGGGGATGGTCGTGATGAACGGCCGTGTGCAGACACAGGACGTCGAGGGCCTGGTCGAAGCCACCAACGCCACCGGCCTGAAGATCGGCGGCGCGTGGGTCAACGTCTCCCAGTTCCATCCGGTGGACCTGCCGGAGGTCGGTGCCCACGTGCGCCTCAAGGTCGACAACAAGGGCTTTATCCGCGAGCTCGAGACGCTGAGCTCGAGCACAACTCCCGCAGTTTTGAGTGACAGGGACGAGCGTATCACCAGACTCGCGGTGCTCAAGGCCGCGGCCAATTTCCTGGGCCAACTCAGCCAGACCCGCCAGGACGTGAAGACGGAGCACGTGCTGCTGCTGGCTGACCGGTGGATCAAGTGGGTGGAAGGTGACAGACAACAATGAACGATCCGTCGAGTGGGATACTGATCTGGGCGAGCTTCGCCGTCCTGGGTCTCGTCGGCCTGATCGCGTTCTACTCGCTCCGCAAATGATGATGACGTCACCACCGGAGCGCGAGTTGCTCGGCACGCTGAAGGTCGAACGTGGCACGTACCCCGACACGTTCACGCTGCTGATCGGGCAGCGCGACCACCAGCCAGCGCTGTACTGCCTGGCGCTCGGCGACCTGCGCCGCCTGCAGGCCGAGCTCCAGGCGCTCATCAGACAGAGCTAAGCATGGTTATGACTGACAAGTCACGTGTCGAGGGCGTCGTCGAATTCTTCGAGGTGGACGATCGCGAGGAGGTCCAGTGTGCTCGCTGCGGCAGCTCCATCGACTTCGAGGATTGTCCTGATTGTGGTGGTGATGGTTGGATCGAGTCGCCCGACGACGACTCGTGGGCGTGGATGGAGGACAACCTTGAGCGATGTGGCCTCTGCGCGGGATCAGGAGGCTGGTGGAATTGCATGAGCAGCGCGGACTACTGCAAGGCGAATCCGATGCCTGGGCGCGAGCACATCCGATTCCCCGCCGCCGCTTAGTAGAAATAAGTGCCGTTATGTCTGACAAGACCCCTGAAGGCAGAATGGTGATACTCGGCAGTACGTACGATGCCCTCGTGGCGCGAGCTGAAACGGCTGAGGCCGAGAACGAGCGGCTGCGGGCGCTGAACGAACGTCAACAGGTACTGGTCCATCAGGCACGAGACGAGCGAGACGAATCGGATAGCGAAAACGAGCGGCTGCGGGCGATTCTCAACGTCGTGGCTAGTTGCTCAGAAAACGATGACGTTGCCTTCGGGAAGCACCTATGCGTTGAGCAAGTGCGCGTCGAAGTTGCACACCATACGGAGTGATATGACTATCAACGAGGTAGCTCAAGAAGAGGCTAAACGCTTCTTCTGGTCGCGCGAATTCGAACTCACGCTGGCGACCGGGCCAGGTGATGCAACCAAAACCGTCCACATGCTGATGTTCAACGATCCGTCAGACATCGACACATGGGATGTGGCAAATTGCGGGATGTCGCTCGGCGATTGGGAAGCGTTCGACCTGACACGCGATGGGCCGATCCAGAGCGGCGCTCTGTGCAAGACGTGCTTCACTGAGGGGCTGCGTCCCTAGTGCCGTATCGGGCGTGGTATGACCACTGCGAGAAACATGGCCGACGCGAAGCCTTCGCGAATGCTTGCCCAGTCTGCGGTCAACGTTGGCTTCCAAGTTTCTGCCATGACGCGCTGCGGGAATGGATGTGTATCACCGAAATTTCCCGTGTGCGGAGCGCTTACAAGCGCCAGCAGGCAGTGCTTGCTAGAGATAAGAACTATTAGCTGAGCCTCGCCAGCCCAAGCAGCGCAATCAGCGCGAAGACCACGATCTGGCTGAACGGCAGCACGCCGACCAGCCCCAGCACGGCGAAGATGATCACCAGCAGGGCGATCACCCCGCCGATGCCCAGTGTGTAACTCCCAATCTGCATTGCCTCTCCCTATGCCGTCTCGCGGCCGAACATAAACCCTACTGCCGAGCCGACCACCAGCAGCGCGGCCTTGCTCGCGGCCTCGTCGGTCTGCGGGCTGACCACGATCCAGGTCATGGCGATGATCAGCACGATCGCGACCACCACCGTGGCGAGCGTTTTGGCCAGCGCCAGTTGCTTGTCGGTCACGGGATCAGGCTAATGAGTCTCGGCACGATGACCCAGAGCATGATGAGCACCGCGAGGCCACCGATCAACAAGAGTCCCAGGGTGCTGATCCTGGCCTCAAACCTGTCTGTCGTTGTCTCGCGCAGCCGCGTGTATTCGATGGCGATTGAAAGTGCCAGACGCAGGCCGCTGCGCCGCGGGTCGCGGCTCGCGCGCTCTTCGGCGTCCTCCTCAACAGCAGACGTGGCGGCTACCCGAGCAGCACCACCGAGAACGGGCCCAGCGCGTTGAACTGGCTGCGATCGAGCGTGTCGAAGACACCCTTGTAGCCCTCAGCCGAATTCGCGATCGCAATGTTCGGACCGCTGCGCCCGCGGATGCCCACCCAGTGGTACCAGGCACCGCCCGACATCTGACCGGTGGTGAAGCCGGCCAGCGCGTACACCTCGTCGAAGGTCATCCAGTACTGCACCGTCGGCACCTCGTAGCGGCCGTACACCGCGCGCAGCGCGGAGCCTGAAGCGTCCATCAGCCCATAGGTCGGGTTGATGTTCTGGGGGTAACCGATCTCGGCGATCTCACTCTGCTCGGTGGCGTTCGGGTTCACGCCCGTGGCGCGCAGCACCCACGCCAGCGCGCATGCCGAACAGGACCACGAGGCCTGCTGCGGCGGCATGTACGCGTCGCGGTTCAGGTTGGCCAGGTACCACGGTGGCGTCGGTGGCCCGGCCTCGCTCGAGAGCAGCGGCGGCTTCGGCTCGAGCTGGATGCCGGGACTGAGCGCCTCCAGATCTGCCTGCAGGCTGGGAAACCCGACCCAGGCGCCTTGCAGCATCTGGGCGATGCCGTCGGTCAGTAGTGCCTGCTGGGTGTCCAGCGTGTCGAGCTGGTCGGTGACGCTCACGGCACCACTGGGGGGTCCAAAACTAGGTTTCCTTGCAAAGTAGGTGACAAGGCGTACAGGAACGCCTCAACGCTGGGCGGCGCGCCCACCCACTGACCTGAGAGGGCCGCGGCCAGTGCCTGGGTCAGCAGCGCCTGCTGCTGCTCGAGGGTGTTGATGCGCGCGTCTTGCTCACTGGTATCGCTCACTGCAGTTTCACCTCCTGCTCATGCGAATTCAAAACGATGCGTCGCCGGGCTCCATACGATGAGCGGCGCGGTGCCGGAGTTCTGGAATGCGCCGCTGCCCCACCGCGTGGCCGGCCCAGACGCAACGGTCTGGAACGCGCCGGTGTACCAGTACACGTAGCCCGTCACGACCTTGACGTAGGTCAGCGATGCGGACTGGCCCTGCCCGACCGATCGAGCGATCGGATATGTCTGGGCGCCTGGAATGACGGTATACGTCCGCGTGCTGGCCTGCGCCTGGCCGAGCGGACGCGTCAGGCCGACTCGCTTGACGAGCGCGGCAGCCTGGGTCTGCGCGGTCGTCAGGGTGCGCACAAACGCTCGCCCCAGGGCGAGATTGAGCGTCTGGATCTGCGCAAGCGCACGAGTCAGACGCACCTGCCGCCCCAGCGCCAGGACCTGCGCTTGGCCTGCGGTGACCGTGCGCAGGTACACCCGCTGCGCGGCCAACGCCAGCGCTTGCGCTTGTCCGAGCGTGCGCCTCAGTCCCACCTGGCGTACGAGCGTCAGCGCCTGCGCCTGACTGACCGTGAGCGTGCGCGCTAGTGCCTGACGCAGGGTGATGGCGGGCGCCTGGGGCTGACCGATGGCGCGCGTCAGGCGGGCCTGCTTCAGCAGCGCGAGCGTCTGCGTCTGCGTCACGCTGAGCGTGCGCAGGTAGACCTTCTGAACCGCGATGCTGAGCGACTGCGCCTGGGCCAGCGCGCGCGTCAGTCGCGGCTGCTTCTGGCTCGAGACCGACTGCGCCTGCGCGATCGTCGGCAGCGCGCGCGTGACGACCAGTCGCAGGCTGACCGACTGGGCCTGCGTCGCCTGGGTGCTGAAGTCCCAGAAGTAGAGCCCGGAGTCCCAGGTTCCCCCGCTGTCCCAGGTGGTCGACGGTACCGGCACGGCTCACATCGGGACCCTAGGTGAACTGAATCCGGGCCGTGAACTGGATCGAGTCACCCGAGTTCAGCGCTTGACTGAGACCGTCAAAAATTGCGTACAGCACGCCACCGCTCGGCGGCGAGCCCGAGCCCGCGGCGTCGAAGACGCCCACGTTGGTGATCGTCTTCGCACCGGTGGCGGTGATGGTGCCGACGATCTGGTGCGTGTCGTTGGTCTGCGTCGTGGTGAACTGCGTCGAGGTGCCGTTGGCGCGCGCCTCGGCCGCCGGCGTGCTGAGGTCGGTCGAGGTCGCCGACCCGGCCGTCGCGCCGGTGCCCCAGCCGATGTAGTGCGGCTCGCCCTGCGTCGGCGTCGCGCCGATCATGCGGCCACTCAGGACGGCCTTACCGACGTTAGGCACAAGTGAAGTCAAGCCTAGTATCCCCCCGTGATATACTACGGTTGCTATGAGTCATCGGACACCGCATGCCGCGTGCGAGCGGTGTGGAACACCTTTCATGGGAGTCAAGCAGCAGCGGTTCTGCAGCATCTCCTGCTCGGCCAAATTGCGCACTATCGCGAATTCTCGACGCTATCTGAGAAAGTGGACCGAGTCTGACCTCGTCCAAGCCTACGAACGGGTGGTAGCTGGCACGACGATCAAGCAGATTGCCGTTGAGGCAAACGTGAACGAGACCTCGATTGGCCGTCTGCTGAAGCGCCGCTTCAACTATCAACCGACGCCTTTTCGACGACCGACTCTGAGCATTCCTGAACAAGCGACTGTCCGCGCTTACATCGCTGGACTTGTCGATGGTGAGGGCTCGGTCATTTTTTTGAACAAGCATTGGTGCGCTAAGGTCGGAATGACTGACGAACCAGTTATCCGGTGGCTTGCTTCCTTCGGCGGATTGTTCAGCGCGGAAAAACGATTGCCACCACGAAAGCAGGCTTTCTACTGGTCGGTTCACCGTCGCCATGACCTGATCCATTTGCTTACGGCGTTACTGCCCTACCTGCGCGTCAAGCATGACCTGGCCCAGCGGGTGCTCCATGAAATCGCACTCAACGTTCGGAACCAGTGATGCCACGCAGGGCCTCCTTGACGCGTTGAATGAGGGATCGATTGTCGAAACCGGCGATGGTGCCCACGTCCTCGACGGTGCGCTCCGGACAGCTCAGTCCGCAGCCGGCGTGCTTCGGACAGGCGCGGATGATTCGCGCGCTGAGCGAGCTGCGGACTGGCTGCGACGCCTGCGTCATCAGGGTGGTGGCGGCGGCGGCCCGCCTGGGTCGAGCACGGCCATGATCTTCTGGATGTACGCGCGTAGCTCCTTGTCCTGGGCGACGGGCTGCCCGTTGACCGGGTCGAACAGCGCGTCCAGCCGCAGCCAGTTCTGGGTCAGCCAGCGCTGCAGGTAGGTCGGCACGTCGTCGCCCAGCGCGTACATCAGCAGGTTGGTTTTGCTCTTCAGGGTCATGTGTGGTCCGGTGACGATAGGATGCGCTCCTTGTCCGCGCTCAGATACGCCGGGTCGGTGCGCATCAGCACGTCGTACTGGTTCATGTCGTGGATCACGGCGACCTTGTGCGCGTTGCCGACGGCACCACCGGACGGGTTCATGCCCACGATCAGGCCATTGCCGGGGTCGACGTACACCACCTGAAACATCGTGTCGCTGGCTTGTGGCTGGGTCACGCGAGCTGCCACCTCCCTGGGCCATCTTGCCGGTTGACCAGCAGTCTGACGTGCGACTCGCCCAACGCGCTCGCGTCAGTCGCGGCGATCTGGCCGCACGGGCAGCCGTTGGCGTCCACGTGATTGACGAACATCTGCTGCACGCTCTGTGGCTGCGCCCCGCCACCCGCCGGGTGGGTGCTCGCCGAGCCGCACACCGGACAGGTGACCACCAGGAAATTGTGGTCGGGCGTGCCGTCCAGACCCGACAGGTGCACGACGGTCGCGGGGTCGATCGTGCCGCCGTGCGCGCCACCGGGCGCGTCGTCGTGGGTCACCTCCCACACGCTCGAAGACGTGAAGTCGCTGACAAACACACTCATGGGTTGGCCTCGATGGTCACGTAGCCGGCCGCCGAGCCGGCGGAGTAGAACGCCACGTTGCCGACCGCGGTGCTGGTCGCGTACATGCTGGCCGACTGCTGGCCGATGCCGTACACCACCGGCTGGCCGCAGTTGGCCACGTTCCAGGTGCCGACTTTGGTCACCGTCGGCACCACCGGCTTCTGGCTCAGGTAGAAGAGCGTGCCGCCGTTGTTCTGGCCGCCCGCGCTGGCATAGCCCGTGAAGTACAGATCCGCGGTGCCGCCGCCGCCGAGCGTCTGGTAGTAGCGCTGTGCGCGCGCGAGCTCGTCCGCGGGCGGCGCGGCGTAGAAGTTGGCCGGCCCCGAGCCATAGACCAGGCAGACGTTGTCGATGTACGCGGTGCAGGAGGCGACGAAGTTGACCGCAACGTAGCTCGCCGTGCCCGTCGTCACGGTCCACGTCTGGGTGAGCGTGTGGTACGCGCCGTCGCCGGGGTGGTACGCGCCCCACACGTAGGCGCTGCCGTTGTAGCCGCCGATGCGCACCGCGTTGGCCGTCGAGGTGCGCACCCGGAACGACACGCTCAGCGTGGTCGCCAGGTTCCACTCCGCGCTCGACAGGTACTGGTAGAACGACGTGCCGCCGGCACCGCTGCCCAGGCCGAAGGTACACGCCGCGCAGCGGTTCGAGCCGGCGTCCTGGTGGGTGGTATCCGCCGCGACCGACAGCGTGTCGGTGCCCGCCGTGCCGATGACCCAGCGGTCCGCGCTGTACGACGTGGTGAACGGGCCGTTGCCGCGCCGCCAGGTTTCAAAGCCACCGTTGACCAGCAGATTCTGGCGCGCCACGTCCGGGCCGAGCATGCCGCTCGAGATCGAGCCGCCCGGCATCGCCACGGTGCCGTTGAAGGTGGTATTGCCCAGGTTCACGCCGTTGACGTCGGCGCGAATGAGCGTCGTGCCGTCGGCCTTGGTGACGTTCAACGCGCGCGAGTTGGTGGGGTCGATGTTCTCGACGCTCAGCGCGTAATTGACGCTGTCGCTGACCTGCGTCGGCGACAGCGGCACGCCCAGGCCCGGCGTGCCCGACAGGGCGTCGATGATCTGCTGCACCTGATGCGCCTGCATCGGGTCGCCAGGATGGACCGGGGAAAATGAAACCATCGTCGAGAAAACTCCTTATCTCCACCACAGCACGCCGCTGTCCCAGCGCGTGCCATCGTCCCAGACCTGGGTCACCACGGGCGACATGTTCGGAGGTCCCAGCACTTTCATCGTGATCTGGGCCACCAGCACCGGCTCCGCGGTGCCCTTGCCGCTTTCCCCGCGCAGGTGCAGGATGCGCCGCGTGACGGGCGGCTGCACTAGCACCTGGTAAGTGTCGCCCCACTCATCGCGTAAATTCACCCGCCCGGCGGTCTGCAGCATCTGTAACTGGCGATAGTCGTCGATGGCGCGGTCGATCGAGCGGCCGCCGAAGCGATCAAGGTTGCCCTCCCCCAGCAGCACCTCGTACTGGCGCACCTGGCGCACCGCGACGCGCACCTGGCCACGCGGCATGACCGCGCGCAGGATGGCCGGGGCCAGCGCCGTGCCGAAGCCGTCCAGTCGAAAGCCGATGCGCCGCCCGACGAAGTCCTGGGTGCCGACGATGACCGACTGCGGCGAGGTATTGGCCGTGCCGAACAGGCTGTACGGGCCGCCGTCGGCATTGACGTTGATGTTGACGTAAGCGCCGATGCCCAGTCCGTCGCCCTCCACGTCGACCTGCAGCAGGTCCTTGGGCGTCGCCACGTGGCCCCAGTCCTGGCCCGGCACGTAGAACTGCCAGCTCGGCGCGAACTGGTACTCGCTGTCCTGCATCGGGTTCTCAGTGCGCGGGATGACGCACCACTGCAGCGTGTACGGCCCGCCGGGCGCCGCGGCGCCGATCCACAAGCGCGGGGGCGACGTCAGCGCCGAGATGGCCAGCAGAAAGCAGCGCTTGCCCGGCAGCAGCACCAGGCCGCCGTGCCACAGCATCGGGTTCGGGCTCAGCGCGCTGGGACTCGGGCCGTAGCCGTAGCCATAGCCGTACGGCGACACGCCGGCGTCGCCCTGCATGATGTCGCGGCCCCAGCAGATGTAGGTGTCGATGCCGTTGTAGACCGCCACGATGACCCACGGGCCCCAGCCGCAGATGGCCGTGATGCGGCCACGCACCGGCGTCTCGTTGGGCAGGCCGTGGCCGGGCGTGACGGTGGTGATGCGCCCGGAGGTCGATCCGCCGCTCACGTCCAGTCGGTACAGACCGCTCAGGTGGTTGGCGTATACCGCGCCGTCAATGCTCGCGGTCGCCACGCCGTTGAAGTCGTCGATGCCGTCGGCGAAAAACGGCATCAGGTTCGGCGTGTACCCGGTGGCGCCGTCGACATCGTGCAGGCCGTTGGTTTTCGCGACGTACACGTGCGCCTGATCGGTGACCAGCGAGTTGATGCCGTAGGTGGTATCGCCGACCGGGATGCTCGCGCCCCAGTTGGCCGCCACCAGCGGCGCGGTGGCCACGTTCATCACCGATGACGTGGTGTCGGAGGCGATGAGCTGGTTGGCGCCGACGGCGCCGCTCGCCTGCGACTGATACCAGGCGTGCGCGAGCGCCTTGCGTTTGACCGCGCTCGTCGGCGTCGACCAGGTGCCGCCGACCTTTTCGTGCAGCATGTCGGGGGGCGAGGATGAGAGCGTGCCGGTACTGGTGCCGACGTACAGGCCGCCGTTGAAGGTGTCCATCTGCCAGGCGGTGATGCCGGCGCCCAGGTCATGGTCGACCGTCGGCGCCGCGGTGCCGCCGCTGATGATGTACACCGAGCGCCCCGCGCCCACGTAGAAGTCGCCGTTGTAGTCCATGCCACAGCGCGCGTCGCCGGTGGCGCCCGGCAGGTTGACCACGTTCTGGTACGGGCCCGGCAGCAGCAACCGCGGAAAGCGCGCGTCGGCGTTGACCGCGTAAGCGTACGTGCCGCCCAGCAGTCGCCAGCTGTAGAAGGCACCCAGATGGAACGTGTCCATGACGAGCGGCTCTTCGCTGATGTCGACCTGCTCGCCCGACAGCTGCGGCACGTTGGTTTCTTGGTCGGCGCTATACGCCTGGCCGTTCGAGCGACCCGCCGACTGGAACGCAAAGAGCGTCAGTTCCTGGCCGTTGAGGAGGATGCTGTCTCGGAGCGGAAAGGTCACCGATGCGGCTATCCCGGCGTCAGGACGGTGTAGCCGTAGCCGTAGTTGTCACGCGAGCGCACAGTCAGCACGCTCGGCCAGTGGTGCTTGCGCGGCTGGGGGTGCTCGAGCGTCAGGCGCTTCCATTCGTTGGCCGCCGCGCGGGACTGGGACCGCTGCTGGCGGAAGGTCGCCTGATCCTCGGGCAGGCCCCACTTGCTGAGCTCGTGGTACAGCCACGCCTCGCCGATGACCTCCATGCCGCGGATCGGCAGGATGCCCTGGTCGACGTCGGCGTACAGCCCTTCAGTGGCTTGCAGTCCGAAGCCGGTACCGCCCAGATTCACCCACCAGGACATCGGGATGTAGACCAGCGGCTTGAGGGTGTCGCCGGTATTCAGCGTCTGGGCGATCTCGATGCCCGGATTGTCGGCGCCGGAGACCCAGCGCCAGTTGATCATCAGGTCGTCATCGGCGTTGGGGTCGGCGCTCGCCGCGCGGTAGTAGACGTCGACTACCTGATCCTCGGCCATGAGCCAGGGCGCGAGCTGGCCGACTGGGTAGACCTTCTGGTCCTGGACGGCAGGAATGTTGAGCTTCTGAACCGTCCAGCACTCCTGCAGCACCTTGTTGACCAGGTCGTTGAGGCCCACGCGCCCCTGATAGCGAACCGGCGGCAGTTTGCCGTAGAACTCGATGAGCGTGCCGCCGGGCGTCGGGTTGGTATGCGGCCGCTCGACAGTGATGGTGCCCGTGCCCGGTGCGAGGCCGGCGTACACCACGCGGCGCACCTCACCCGCGTTCGGACCCGCCGGCTGATACTCCCAGGTGTTGCCGAGAAAACTGGGCTCGAGCTCGGATGACTGGAAATCGCTGATGACGAGCTGGTTGGCCAGCGCCGCGGCGGCCGTGGTCTGCGTCCGCACGTTGAAGCCGGCCGCGTCGGCGAGCGCGTAGCGGTAGGTCAGCAGACTGGGATACGGCGCGGTCGGGCCGGGGATGCCCGGGGTTTCGATGATGATGGGCATGGCTCAGCTCCACCAGCCCATCGGCATCGCGGCCTGGGTCGTGGCCGTGGTGCGCACTGGCTGATAGCCCGGCGTGGTAACCACCACGTCGAGCTCGCGCTGGTTGAGCGTCCAGAACTGGATGGCCCCATCGGACCCGACCGGGATGGGATTTGGCAGCAGCACGCCGCTCGCGTTGTCGGCGTACAGCGTGTCGACGATCGGATTGGTGGTGCCCACGTCGTACACCGCCGCGCTCGAGGACAGCGGCACGATGACCGTGCCGTTGGGCGTCTTGAGCAGCACCGTATCGCGAAACTGCGCGCGACTGGTCATGGCTGGATCAGGCGTTGCCCTCGATGGCCGCGGTCGCCGACACGCGCGCTGGGCCGGTCGTGGTGACCGTGTTGATCTGCAGCGTGAGGCGGTCGCCGGGACGGATGCCGCGGCTGCCAGGGTCCGGGACGGCATTGGTGAACTCGCCGGTGCCCGAGGCGAGCGTCGGCTTGCTGGCAGCATTGGCCCACACCGAGGTGCCGTTGAGCAGCACGTCGCCGACGCACGCGCCGCCACCGGCGGTCACGGCGTAGAACTTGATGCCGCTCAGCCGGCCGAAGCACACGGCGACGTATTCGGTGAGGATCTGACCGGCGGTGGTGGCCGCATTGGAATAGCCGCACGCCGTATCGACGATGTTTTTGGCTTGCGAACGAGTGCCTGGCATCGGGGGAAAGCCTCCTGCTTAGCGGCGCCGGGTGGGCCCTGGCGCGGGTTCTGGTTCCGGTTCCGGTTCCGGTTCCGGTTCCGGTTCCGGGTCGGGGTCGGGCTGTGGGCGCGCGCTGCCGTAGCCCAGCGTCTGCAGCGTGGTGGCCACCACGGCGGCGATGGTCTGCACGTCCAGGCCACCACCGCTCAGACCGGTCTGCTGCAGGCCGCTGACGATGGCCGCGCCCAGGTCCTGCTGCTGCTTGCGGTCCGAGTGCATGACGTCCTGATGCTGGCGCAGCGCCCGTTCGGTGGGCAGGTCATCTCTGCCGCAGTACTCGCACGCTGGTGGTGGCTCTGGGAGGGAGACAGATGCCAGTTGTGGGAAGTACACCGGGCGCGCGCCACGCCAGCAGCCCTGCGCTTTCGGCGAGCCGCCGCCGAGCCGTCCAACGTGGGTCAGGTGCTCCTTGGTGGCACCGACGTGCTGCTCGCAGGTGGGCACCATCGGCGGGTGCAGGTGGTAGCCCAGGTCGACGACTTGCTGCACGCTCAGCTCGCGCGCCCCGCCGGCCTGGAACAGCGGCTCGTAGGGATGGTCCATGTAGTACGCGCTCGAGCCGAACTGACCGTAATCGCCGAGCACTTGCCAGCCGCGGCGGATCTTCTTCATCAGCTCCATGTCGCTGGCGTCACAGGCAACCACCTCACCGGACGGCATGCGGCAGTAGATCAGCCCCTGGTCGGCAATGACCGAGTTGGGCGCTTCGGTGGTCAGGGCTTCAGCCATGCTGGCTCGGGTGCTCCTTTGTCGGGTGTTTCGTAGGCGGTGGCGATGGCGCGTCGCGCGAAGATGGCGATGTACTCCCAGTCGACCTCATCGGTGAGCAGGTGCGCCTCGAAGGTGGTCACGGGTGGGAGCGTGCTGACGCGCCACAGCGCGTCGTCGTGCTTCCCCAGCGGCGTGTGCTTGTTGCCGCCGGGTGGCCGTGTGGGAAAGCCCTTGACGGGCACGACGGGGAGTGGGCCGCGCGGTGGACGGTCGCTCAGACGCAGGAACGTCCAGCCCTGCTTTCTCAGTGGCGGGATCATGCGCTCGAGCGACCACTGCAGCCTGTGTGCGACTTCGTCTGGCCCCGCTCGGCTAGAAAGTCGTACGTGAAACTTGACGGCGTACGCCTGCTGCTCGCGCTCGGGCCTGACGAGGATCGAGGCCACTAGAGCATCAGGTTGAAGCCGCCCGCTGAGCCCGGCACGACCCACACGCCGAACTTGGCCGGGATGTCGAGTGGCAGGTAGCCCACCGGGTTGCTGGCTGAGGTGTAGAGGATTGGCCCCGATGCCGCACTGGGGTTGTCGTAGATGGTGATGGTTCCAGTGACGGCCGACGTGACACTGATCCCCCAGATGTGCGCGGCTCGCGCCCGCGCCGCGCCCGCGGTGGTGGTGAAGGCGACGTAGTCGCTGCTCGGCATGGACTATTTCACGCAGAGCAGCTTCACGGTCCAGTCGCTCGAGTTGGTCGTGGCGGCCGCGGCCTCGTCGGCCTCCAGTCGCTCGAACATGCCGTAGATGCAGTCCATGCTGACCACCCAGGACAGGTCGAGCGGGCTGTACCAGGTGTGCGTCGTCGGCTGGCGCTGGATGGCCTTGAAGTAGTGCGTCTTCGACCAGAACGCGCCCGTGGCGTTCGGCGCGGTGCCCGCGAGCAGCTGCGACTCATAGACATCCGCGCCGTAGATCTTGCCCACGCGCGCCTCTTCGACCGCGGTGCCGCCCTCGTCCTGGCCGACGTACAGCATGTTGGTGAACTTTTCCAGCTTGAGAAAACCGGAGTACGTGGCGGGTGGAACGACGATGAACCACGGGCGTGGCGCGGCCTGGTTCCGCAGCAGCGTGCGGCCCTGGATCAGGTTGTCGTCGGTCAGCTCGGCGCCGGTCGTGCCGCTCGAGTTGGTGGCCGCCGCGAACAGACCCGCGGCGTCGACGTCCATCTGGCGTGCCAGCGCGTAGGCGCCGGCGATCGTCGTCTCGGAGCGGATGTCGTAGCGCGACTGGATCTCGGCAATGTCCTCGATCATCTGCGCGATGGCGCGGTGGCCGTTGGCCATCGGCAGCACGAACTGCTGCTGCGTCTCGGTGATGGCCTGCGGCGTGAGCGCGGTGCCGGGCGCCTTGGCGTTGGCAGTCAAGTTGTGTCGCGACGGTAGGTTGATGGTGTTGGCGTGCTGGTCGACGAGCGCGGATTTGTCGTCGAACAGCGCGGCCACGACGATGTCGAACTGAATGGCGCGGTTGAGCTCAGGCGACCAGACCTGATCAATGAATACGGCAGCCGTGCTGATTGTCACATCGGCCAAGGTATGAAACCCTCCTGAGAGGGCGTCTTTGTCAGAAGCCCACTAGTTAGCTGTGGCCATTGCGCGAAGCGTCGCTTGCCATCTGGGCGGTCAGCGCGTCGATCTGCGCGGGCCTCAGCTTGGCAGCCTCCTTCGGCGACATGGCGCGGTATTGCTCGATCGAAACCACGTCTGGGTTGCCCGCGGCACCGTTGTGCGCCTCGGGCGTGGCGCGCGTACCGACGAGTCGGCCGCGCAGGCCCTGGAGCTCGGCCTCAAGTCTGGCGATCTGTTCGTCTTTGCTTCGGGCACCGATGACCATGGCGCGTTTGGCCAGGTCCACCGCGCTCGGCGAGCTGAACAGCTCCTGGTAGTCCGCCTCGTTCACGCCCTCAAGATCCTTGAGTTTGAGAAAATCGGCGGCCATCTCTTGCAGGATCTGCTGGCGCGTGGTCGTCTGCAGCGCCTGCGCCTGACGGTTGCCGTGGTACATCTGCAGGATGCCCTGGCGGGCACGGTCCTGCGTCGCGTAGTCCGGCGAGTTCAGGTCGTTGAACAACTGCTCGACGCGCGCCGTCGCTTCGCGCTGGGTTTGCTCCCATTGCTGCTGCTGGCCGCGCTGCTGCTGTTCGCGCTCGAGGTCGGCCCGCCCACGCTGGTACGCCTCCTCGGCCAAGCGGCGTCGGGCGCCCCGCGTCTCCCCTTGCTCGGGTGAGTCCGCGGCTCCAGCGACGTCCGGTTCGGCGTCAGATGCGGTCGTCTCGGCAGGTTCCGGTGCAGGCTCGGCGGGCGGTGCGGCCGGCTCGGCAGGTCGGAGCGACTCGGGATAGATCGACTGATCGGGACCGAGCGCGATTTCGACCTGCGGGCTGGCGTCCGGGCCCGTGGGTGCAGGTGCATCTGCCTGTGGCGACGGCGTAGGTTCTGGCATCGCTCAGACGCCGTTACTGTACGTCAACGAATCGTTAGCAGGTTGTTGACGCGCCGGGGCTATAGTTCGGGCCAACTTCGACAGAAACGCCCGCGTCGCGAGTTGGCAAGCGACCGGGCGTCTGGCATCAGAAAGGATGAGTTCCGATGCACGTCAAGACTACCCCGATCTACTGGTGGATTGCCGCAATCGCGCTGATGCTATTGATCACCCATTTGCTGGGTATGAACACGTTCGTGCCTCTCGTCGCGTTTACCGGCTGGCAGGCTAGGCCAGTGCCGGCGCAGTGACTGCTGGCGCTGCCTAGGCGACTGGCGAGTACAGCGGGTTCGGCTGGCCCAGACTGTTCATCAGCACCTGGTGCGCCAGCGACGTATCCATCAGTTGCTGGTTCAACGCGATGTTCGGACTGTAGCCCACGACGGGCGCGAGCATGCTGCCTGACTTGATGCTGGCTCGACCGAGCGGGTCACCCGCTTGTGCGATGTCGGCAAGCACCATGCGCCCGGCAATGTCCTGTGCGCGCTGGTCGATGTTCTTGAGCACGCGCTGCTGGGCAGGACCCGACGCCTGCGACAGATCCATGCCCTGCGTCATCTGCTGAATGATCTGTCCGCGATACGTCTCGAACGTACGCTGCTCGGCGGGATTCAGGTTGATCTCGAAATTTGAGCCAAACGGGATGCTGGAAGGTGTCGCGGCCGGTGCCGCGCCCGCCCGCTGCATCATGTCCAGAATCGGCGACGGTTGCCCAGTAGCCACTCGCGCGGGAATGATCTGATTGAGTCCCTGGCGCGGATTGGGTATCGCGCGACCAAGGACGTCCACGGCCGCAGGCAGGCTCTCCCGCGCACCGGGGATATTTTGCGCGACCGCTTCCTGAATACTCTGCGGCAACTGCTGCGGCACCACGGGCCTGAGGGTCGCACGCTGCGTCGGATCGGTCATCTCGGCAATGGAGCGGACCAGGCCGGACATTGGCACGGCACCGCCGGCAATGCTCGAGGCGATGTCGCTCGCGCCCGTGAGCGCCGCGCCGCCCGCGTTATTACCCTGCAACATGTCAAAGATGTTGGCGAAGGTTCGCATTGGCGTCGCCGAGGCCAGCTGCTTACCCACCTCTGAGACCAGTTCGGACGCCGCGATCATGCGCGGATCTTCGACACCGTACGCCTGTGGCCCCGCGGCAGCTTGCTTCGCGGTGGCGGCGTTATACGCCTGCGCCGCGTCGGCGTAGGCGCCCGCCATCATCATCGGGCCGCGCACTGCGGGCGGTAACTTCTCCCAGCTGTAGAACTGACCGTCAGGACCCCTGAAGCTATGGGGCTGATTGCCGTCCGCGAGCCATACCGCGTGTTGACCTGGGTCACTCGGCCCGTCGCCGGTCACGTCGCCGCCGACCGCCTTGCTGGCCAACCAGCCACTGAGCAAGGTGCCGAGGACGTTATTGGTCAGCCGCTCGCCAAGCGGACCGACAACGTTGGTCGGAAGGCCGCCTCGCGTCGGCGCACTGAAGGCTCCGCCGGCGTACGGGCCCTCGCCCACCAGGCGCCCCAGCGGGGTGGCCCCGCGCGCGACGTCCCACGCCGTACCTGCGAGTCCAAGCGGCGAGGACTCCACCATGCGAGTAGCCAGCGCCATGCCCATGCGGTACACCGGGAACAGGGCTTCGGTCAGCGGGTTGCGCTCAGCGAGTTGTTGTGCCCACCCGCCAGTGATGGTGCCGAGGTCGGCACGTGCAGCCGCGCGCGCGCCTGCAGCCGCAGCGGCCTGAGGCGTGGCCCCGGCGCCGGCCTCCATGGATTGGATGAGCTGGTCCGTCGCGTTCTGGAATGCGCCGTGCAACGCGCCAGCCCCCTCAACCACATTGGCGAGCACACCCGGTACCCCGCCGGTCGCCGACGCGCGCAGCGAACCCGCGCGTGACTGTGACAGACCAGCGAGGAAGTTATTGGTCCAGTCAGTCAGGCCCTGCACCGCGCCCTGGGTGCGCCCCAGTGCACCGGCGGGATTGCGGGCCGCGAGGTCGCGCAGGATGCCCGTAACATACGCTACCCCGGGTGTGAGTGTGGCGTTGGAAGCGACGTCGGCCATCGTGTTCAGGCCACCGATGACGCCGCCGCGGTACGCGCCCCGAATCCAGTCGCCGGCGGAGATGGCTGCCGGCGCGGTGCCGGTGCCTGCTGCCAGCGCTCCAGGTAGGCGGGTGGCGAGATCGAGACCGGGACCGCCCGCGAGTCCACCCGCGAGCGTGCCCGCGCCGACCTTGAGCCAACGGTTCGGATCGTTCGGATCGGTGGCCGCGTACGTGCCGAGTCCACCCGCCGCGCCGCCACCGAGCGCGCGCGCGAAGGCCGCGTTGATCGCGCCAGTCTGGGCGCCGCCAGTGATGCCTGTTCCCTGGCGCGCCTGGAGCAGGTTCTGTAGACCCGTCAGTACGTCGCTCGCGTCCTGGGGCTCTTGCGGGACCACCGGCACGAACTGGTTGCCCGCGGTACGCACGAACTGCGTCGCCTCGGGATTGGCGGCCTGCGCCGCGGCGTAGCTATTGGCCGGTACCGCATTCGCGGAGGGCACCATCTCCTGACCACTGAGCGGGTCGAGCAGTACGCCGCGCGGGCTGTACGCCGCCGGCGCGAGCTCGGGCCCCGGACCCGCGCGCAAGAGCGCGAGCGACTGGTCAGACCACGGCACGGCGCTGACGTCGAGTGGCCGCAGCATGGCCGGCAGTTCCTGCGCCGGACCCTGCTGCAGCAGACCGAGCGACTCGGGACTCCACGGC